CAAACCTCTTGGCATCATGGTGCAGGTATCAAATATTTTGAACCTGGCTTGGATGCCACCCATGTCACTCACCGTTTCAAAGATTCTCGTGGTGTAGACATTTGGACTATTGGTCAGGTTGGCATGTTGAATGACTGTTATGCTGCCTATGCTGATGGTATTGCTATTCGTGCTGCTGCCGCATACACGGGCACTACGGAATGTCTAGTTAATGGTGACTCCACTGGTACGTTGAAAAAGATTCTTCTTCCTGCTGCTGATGGTGGCTCTATGACTACTACATCTTATGTGAGTAATAGTTTGGCTAGCCATAGTGCCTATCCTTTCAAGTCTATTACTGCCGATGGTAACAATTACTATGCTGCATGTAACAGGGCTATCCACAAGGGTAGTGTAACTACTGATTCTGACACTATCATGTATTACTATAATCCTACATCTGATGCTTCAGTTTATGTGAAGTATGAGAAGGGTTATGTGTGGGCTGGTGTCGACAATGTGTTGTGGCTTCTTGATACTACACATGTTTCTAGTGGAGGAAGTCCTCATACTGCTGGTAGTACAGATTTGAATACTGGCAACACGTTAGGAAGCAAGACTCATATTAATACTAAGTTTAACTGGACTGCTATCACTAGTGGACCTTCGCATCTTTATGCTGCAGGTAACACTGGTAAGACTGGTGAGATTTGGTCTATCGGTTTTAACGATACTACTTTCCTGCCTGATGTTGCTGGTGCAGAAATGGTTGCCTCGCTACCTTTTGGTGAAACAATTAACTGTCTCAAATACTATCTTGGCTACCTTTGTGTAGCAACCAATAAGGGTCTTCGTATTTGTGAAGTGGACTTGTATGGTACTGTTACTCTCAGTCCTCTACTGTTCCCTTCAGATTATGATGTGACTGATGTTGTCACTAATGAGAAGTTTGTTTATGCTTCCACTACTGTGCTTGCAGATAATGGTGCAACGCATGCTATTCTTGTCCGTGTAGATTTGTCTGTACCTTTTGATGATGGTACATTCCCTTGGGCTTATGACCTTGAATATGATTCGGGTGGTGCTAGTCGCACTGGTGAACATGTGTATCACATTAATGACCGTATGGTTATCAATGCTGAGGGTGGTTCTACTGGTGAACTTGTATTAGAGAATCCTTCGCTGAAGCGTTCTAGTGGATATCTTGAAACTGGTCTTATTCGTTATGCTACTGCAGAGTCCAAGTTTTTCAAGTATCTTCGTACTAATGCTTACATTGGTTCAGGTGATAGTATTGGTTTGCAGACTGTAGACTACCTAGGTAATCGTTACGACATTGCTACTTTGACTGGTGATGGTCTAGGTAACGATGTTGAGTTGAAGTATCCTAATACTCCTCAGGAGTCTTTAGGTTTACGTTTCACATTCACTAACGCATCACCTAATATTGATTATCCTATTTTGGAATCTTACCAGTTGAAGTCTCTACCTGCTGCCCCTAGGCAGAGGCTGATACAATATCCGTTGTCATGTTTTGACTTGGAGATGGATAATTTTAACATTGAGTTTGGTTATCGTGGTAGGTCCTATGATGCTCTTCATGCTCTTGAATTGTTGGAAGAGACTGGGGATTTTGTTTTAGTGCAAGACTACAGAACTGATGAAGTTTACAATGGTATCATTGAGTCTGTAGAGTTTTTTAATGAGTCATCTTCTGACAAGAATAATGTTGGTTTTGGTGGCATGATTATGGTAACAGTTAGGAAGTTCTAATGGAACACTTTTTGAATTGGCTAGCCTCTAGCCCTCTAGCAACCGCTGTAAAGGTCGGTGTGGCTGCTTCTCTCGGTTGGGTAGTTGGCAACCCAGATGCCCTCAACTTGCCTCCAGTAGCCCTTGTAGGGCTTGTATCGGCTATTCCTGTCCTTATCAACTGGCTAAACCCAGCAGATGGACGTTACGGAAATGGTGCAGAGTAATGGCATACCCTGTCAAGAACCCTAGGGTCACATGTCCTTACGGTGTCAAAGGTCCCCAGTGGATGTCAGGTTGGCATCAGGGAGTTGACTTTGGTGCACCAATAGGTACACCAGTATATGCTGTAGCAGATGGTATAGTAACATCTGTGGGTAAGCAAGGTTCTGCCCTTGGTAGTTTTTCCCCCACTATTAAGCACAAGTTTCGCTTCCGCACCTACTATTGCACCTATGCACATGTAAGCAAGTCACACGTCAAGGCTGGTGACATTGTTAAGATTGGTCAAATAGTTGCTGAGGTTGGAGTGGAAGGAAACGCACACACTGGCTCACATCTACATTTTGAAGCACAGCCTACGCCTTTCTGGCGTGTAGGTAAGGGAATTAATCCTAGATGGATTTTCCGCTATAAAGGTAAAAAGAAATAGAACATAAAAGAACCCCCCTTGGATTACTCCTTGGGGGGTCTTTTTTTTATCTAAATTTCTCAGTTAGGAAACTCGTTAGTCCAACGAGGCTTATCATACTTATCCTTATTAGGGTGAATCTTCCAGTCAGACTTGAACTGACTACCCTTAGTCTTCTTAGGTTCCTGCCATTCATAATGCTTCAGACTCTTATCAAACTCGTCCATAGCCTTATCGACAGACTTCTTGATTTCCAACTGATTCTCTAAACCCTTGATGCGTCGACTTAGTTGAATGTTATCTTTTTCTGCAAGAGTGGCCAGTGCTGTTGCAGCACCTGCACGTAACTGCACACCAATCAATGCTGATTCTAGGTCTTCAATACGCTGACGTAAAGTTTTCTTAGATGTAAACTTAGGCATTTACTGTCTCCTTAATATCTTTATCGCTAGTAGTTTGTGGCGGGAAGCCACCAAGTTCACGAACCATCTTATTCAAAGCCCTATTGGCCTGCATCATTGCAGCCCGTGGTGTGGACTTCTCTGGTAGTACCTGTTCGTGTAGGGTAGCACCATCCATGTCTTGACCATAAAACAGTTCGACTAGTTCACGGTCTTTGTCTTCTAACTTGCTTAGGGCATTTTTGATATCCGCACTATAAGCCATCCAATCATTCGACTCAGCAGGTGCTTTTGGAGTTTTGCCCCCAAGGGAAAGCGACGCAGCAATACGGTTAACATCATCGGATATAACAGCAGGAAGCAGGAGTTTGATAAATTCTTTCTTGTAGAAGAAAACGTCTTCAGTACTGTAGCCTTCGACACGAGCCTTCTCCTTAAAGCAGTAATCATATGCTGCATTGCGTAGTGAACGGGCAATCAGATTCTCACGGTCTTTACCTTTAAGTGTCTCATCTGATTCCCATTCGTTGAGTTTACGGTTGTGTGTAGCGAACCACATCCACAACTCTTGAACTATATCTTCTCTTTCAACCATGCGATATTTCTTATGATACTCATTCGATATCTGATGTACCATAGGTCCATATTCTTGAACGGTTTGTTCGTTGAATTCCACATTACCACTCATATACTGTTCCTTCGACGACGAATGAACGTCCATTGATTGGTACTGTGACTGGTGTCACATTGCCTCTACGCTGATATAGGATAGTGAATCCTTGCTGCCAGTTAGCACCAGTCTGTCCGAGATAGTGTGCTTGCCCCAAGTCCATGAGATGACCCACTTCGACTCCGTAGAGTCTGTGCCGAATTGTACCACCGAAGCCAGTGTGCTCATGTTGAATACCTTGTTTGTGTGTGTGACCACAGACAACTGAAGACCCAATTTGTTTAGCCAAGGTAAGAGCCGTACCACCAGGTTGCTTGTTGGCACGACCCTCATCTCCGTGAGCGAGTACCCATCCAGGTGCGAAGGGATAAAACTTATCATGATAAGTAATCTCGTTCTCAGCATACCGAAGGAGTTTCGAATATTCAAGGTCGCGTAAAGAAGCGAGCGCAGGGGCATATCTTGAGACGTAGTTTTCGATTCGGTCCCCATGATTACTCCTAATAGTATGGAAAGGCTTGTCACCTAGGGCTTCCTTGAAGCCAACCATTACTGCAGTTGTCTTATCCAAGCCCTTCTGGAGAGTCCCTTCGAACTCCCCAGCAAGACCCTTGTTCCAACGTGAAGGTTCAGGACTATCAGCCTCATCACCTACACAGAACAACTCGTCAGGTTCATAGTCTGCTACAAAGTTCATAACAGCCTTAACCGCACGAGGGTCATGATATGGCACTTGCATGTCTGGAATGACTACAATGGTTTTCATTCGGTATCCCACTTCCCATCTAAGACAAGCATCCCAATGATGCCATAGTTAGCAATGTCCATAAAGGTATCACGCAAAGATTCATGTTTAGGGGCTGCGTCCCTAGGGTCTATGCCACTTTTAGTAAGGTGTGCTAGTCGTGCAACCTTATCATGTAGTCGCACTGCTAGACCATTTACTGGTCCACCTGGGGCTAATGCAATATTAGAAGGACCGTAATCTTCATGCTTGCTGAGAAGCAAGTCTACTAGTTCATCTGCAGCATCACACACATTGAAAAAGAAATCTTTATCAATAGATTCTTCTACACATTCGGAACCAATACTGTCAACTGTAGTTGTCCTGACGGGTGTGTCGTCACAGCAGTCACAGTCATTCCCAAATCCGTAATTAATCGAATTGCTATTGCTAATGTTTCCTCCACTTGTCACCTTCGGGTTTGCTTCATGCCAACGTGGGCTGTCAATTCCATAGAACTCATCAAAAAATTCATCTTTAATATTACTCATTGTTTTACTTTCTCTTGGAAGTATTGTGCACCATGTGTGAGGTAAAGTGAATTAACATCTTGACCATCTGGCAAATTGATTACTGTGACACCTTGGACTTCTTGGGCGACTTTACGGGCGAACTCGCTGCCCGCTTGGTCACCGTCGGCGAAGATGTAGATTTTTTCGAAGTCTTGGAGGATACGGGAGTAGTGCTTTTTCCAAGAATTCGCCCCAGGAACGCCAATAGACGGGATGTTACATTTGTAGTTGAGAGTGATGGCATCGATTTCTCCTTCTGTTACGGCGATAATGTCGCCTGCTGATTGTAGTGCGCTTACATTGTATAGTCGAGTTTGGGAACCTGGCATTCCCATGTACTTAGGTTCTTGATGACCTACTGCCCTGAAGCGAATATCTACCACACCTGCTGGTGTGATGTAAGGTATTGCTAGACGACCAGTAAATTGTTCATGCCCTGGCAGTGGCTCTTCGACCAAGCCCAGGCGGACTGTAGCCGCGTCTTGAAGAGATAGCCCCCTGCTGGCGAGATACTCTTCTGCTTTGTTGATTGACTTCTGGTAATGGGTAACCGCCTTCTCTAGCAATTCTCTCTGCGAGTGTGTAAGCTTCACGGAAACCAACCCCTTCCTGTTCCATAATTAGTTTGTATGCGTCACCTTTAGTGCCACATCCGAAGCAGTTAAATGCTTCATATTCAATGTTTATAGTTGCTGATGCATGACTGTCGTCGTGGAATGGGCATTGTACTTTGTACCATCCTTCACGCTCACGTCCAGTCTTGCCACCATAGTGCTCTATGATTGATATGATGCTGTGCTTGTCCATTAGTATCCTGCTTGTTTAATCAATTCATACCATATACTTACTGGCATTGTAGCATACCAGTATCCTACGTCAGTTGTCCCACGCTTCTTGTGGATTACTGTACCTGTGTCGGCTTTATCATTGTGTATTTCTACTTCTAGTTCTGATATCCACTTGGGTAGTTCTACTCTGGCACAGTTCTTGACTTCGATGACCACTCCTGGAATCCCAGCAATGTCTCCACGGTCAAGAGTACCGTTAAGAGAACGACGTTCAACATGTTTGCGTCCTTTAGATATCAGCCAGTTAACTACTGCTGTTTCTGCAGCAGTGCCTTTCTGTTTTGCTTTACTCATTCTGCTCACCGTCTAATGCTTGGATAGTCATACAAGGATAATCATCATAGCAATGACCGCATACTATGTATCCTTCTTCGTATTCTCCACAGCAGTCAGGGTCACCGCATATGCTAGTGTTGCCATCTATTTCTTTGTGCAACTCACGCACATGTTGGATGGCTTTCTTATTCATTAGCAAGTTTATATATTCATCTTGCTCTATATAGGTTTCATCAGCACACAGTTTCGCTTCTTTCTGAACCTCAACCAGTTTATCGTAGGCTTCTTTCAAATCATCAACCTTGTTACACATTACCAATCATTCCTATCTAGCCAAAGCAAAAAAGCAAGCATGCCGAAAAGTCCTATAGCAACAGCAATGTCCATTATCGTGTCTCTTCCAAGTCAGCCAGATACATATATTCTGGGTTGAAACCTAGCCATACAGGATTGTTGCCTGAAGGGTCAGCCTTACCGTAACGATTCTTTACAGATGATACACCCATCAAGCCATGCTGTTGACCAACAGTCAAGATTAGTGCAGGTAGTTGGTTCACCATGCCCTGTACAGCAGCACGAGGTGGGCAAGGGTCAGAGTTGTAGGACTCCTTAGTGTGGTGCAGTACGAGCACAGCAGCGTTAGTGTCTCTTGCAAGATACTTTAGTTCCTTCATTGCTGAACGCATACCACCAAACTCTTCACCACCATCCATGGAGATATCCATAAGGTTATCTACCACAATGAGTTCTGGTGAACGTCCTAGTACTTCTTCAATGGCGGTCACTTCATCGTCTAGGTCACCTAGGTTAGGTGACGAGTCGAAGGACCAGTAGATGTGGTTGGCTAGCGACAGGCGTTGCTTGGCTAGCACTGGGTCTTCTGAGATTACTTTTTCTGCTTCTGTCTGTGACTCACCTGAAATCATGGAATACAATCGCATAGCCATGGTGTGAGCGTTAGTGTCAGCAGATAGGTAGAGGGTCGGTACTCGCATACGTAGTGCCATTGCTAGAGCCAGTGTAGATTTACCTGCTCCGGGCTCTCCAGCAATCATGGATAGTTCTGACCGCCTTACGGCAATCTGGTTTTGTTCGAATGTTCTGAACACACTAGGTAATGGCTCTCCGCCTATCTCTGGTCTGCCTACAGACCTTGTTAATGTTTTCATGTAACCTCCTTAAGAATGGTGAGCAGTTTATGACACGTACTCAGGTGCGGCTACCAGCGTTACAGTAATTATCTGGTGGCTACTGTATCCATCGGGATTCCCAATGGAATACTAGATGGTTGCCCATTCAGATTGCGAACGGTTCAACCAGATAGGTTCACACTGTCCTGCTGTACCCTTAGGGGTAGGACAGAACAAGCCCTTCCATTCACCCTTAGCACCGTTACCCTTGCGACCAATCATTGGTCCATGGCTACACAGTCGTGCACCTACGGCTGTTGGTGCTGCTGATGGTGGTGGTACAGGTGCGAATGATGCTGTTGGTGTGGTTGAGATTACTTCCCCACCTACTGCAGCAAGTACTACATCTACAGGGCTGGCTGGTGTGGCCACGATACCTGTGAATAGTTCCTCTAGAGCAGCAACACTATCATTCACAGAGAAGTTGATTACCTCTGTGATGTTAGCATTCAGTTCCTCTGCCGTATCGGCACGTACTGTGAAGATAGTACCAATCTTTGTCTTAACATTAACTACATAGTTTTTTTCTGCCATTACTTTACCTCCTGTTTGAACCACTTGCATTTGTCTGTTAGGTCACACATTTTACAGTTGTTAAGATTAGGTAAGAATAAGTGTGCCTTACGGGCACGGTCAAAATCCTGTACCATACTTTCAATCTTCTCTGTCGACAGGAACTCTAGGTCTACTAGCGGTGATGTTCCACCATCACGAGCCATCCAATAAGTCCCATACTGGGGTCGGATGCCTAGTTCTTTCTCTAGTCCTGCAGCATAGAATGCTAACTGTAAATCTGATGAGGGTGTACGTTGACCTGTCTTCAGGTCTAGGATTACTAGTTCTCCATTAGGCGTAACCATAACCCTATCGATGTGCATCTGTACTGAGACACCACCAAGGATAGGTTTGAGTCCTAGTTCGATGGCTGGAATGCCATCATCGTTGACCCAAATCTGCCAGCCGTGTGAACCTGTACGCCACTCCACCCATTTCTGTAGCATGGCACGACCACTAGTTTCCCACCAGACACCGTTCTCCTTGTCAGGATTAGCCTTGGTGGCCCTACCTCCAGCCCTCCACAATGCCTCTTCCTGACCCGTAGAAGCCTTCTGACGGGCTTTCTCGTGTTCCCATGCATCTTTCCACACCGTATCGAGGAAAGTGCTTTCTAGAGCCTGCTCTGTCATTTTCCTGTCTCCTCAAAGTAAGCCTTATCAAAGTTCTCTGAAGCCGTATGAACGGCAGAACCACCAGCCAACCACCACGAAGCAGACCCAGACTGCTGAGCAACCCGTGACAGGTAATACTTAAACCCACACTCAAGCCATGTCGTAAACGACGAATAACTAATATGTTCAGGTAATTCTAAACCATCAATTTCAATACTCATATTAACCTCCAAAGAACATTATACACCAAGAACCACGACACACCCACAACTGTCAACAGTTACGGCGTGTCGAAGACACAAGGACTATAATTAAATTACTTAGTAATTAGTTCCCCCCATAGGGGGAACATAATAGTTATCTAACATCAAACAATGTAGGAGTCGATGACTCCCAGATTTTAGAAGGACTCAAAAGTTTCATGAGCATGTATCTATCACCAGTGTCAACGCCCTTGATAGCACCTACATCAACGTCCTTCTTAGCCAGATTCTCCGACTCGTAAGGGCCATACAGTAAGTTCAGACCACCGGCAACACGGGTAGCAACAACATACAAATCACGGTCACGACGAAAACTATCAACAAGTTTCCACACCTCGTCAGCCAAGTCATCAACGCTCTCGTGAGCCTGCGAAAGGACATCAAGTAGTGCCTCCATTTCCTTCTTACGTTGTCTCATCAAAACCACCACCGATACCTAGACTCTTGCGAACCAACGACATGAACTTGCCGTCATCTTCCTGAGCCTGTGGTGGTAACTCATCAGAAGAAAGCCACTCATCTGTATCGGCATCTTGTGCAACACCAAGACCTGCACACACATGATGGTCAAATGCTACCTCCCACTTGCCATCAACAAACACACCAGTAACTACAGCATAATGTTTAATCATAACTAACTCCTAACTCCTCAAAGAGTTCACGGTCGACATCAGCATCAATCGTAAAATCTGTACCATTACTGTAAAGCATATCACGTAACTTGTCAGCAGCCTCAATTTTAGTATCAGCATTCACCTCAAAGTCTACCGTCAAAATCCAAG